ATCGTTAACTGGATATTTAAGACTAGCATCCATTAAGAAAATTTCACAGTTTTTTATGCTTGGAAAATCAATGTCATCTTCTTTAATAGGTAAACGTTTAATAGCACCAATGCTTTCTACATCAAAGCCAGCTAGACCTACTTTTAATCCCTCTATCTTTTCTGCTGGATCGCAATTAGCTACTTTGATACGGAATTCGTAGATTTTTTGTGATTCACTAAGGTAGTTTAAAAAATTCTTCATATTATAAGATCCATATATAGTGTTATTTATCAAAAACACTAGGTTTTCGTGTTAAGTATTTGCTTAAGTAATTCGTTACGGTCTAATACCACACCTTGGCCATCTTCAGCGTCAATGATCTTATCACCGTCTGATTTCTTATTAGCCTGTTCAATTTGCATGTCTAAGCGTGCTTTTTTAAGTTGTAGGTCTACCATACGTAGTTTTTTATCTAACTTAGCTTGTTTAGCTGTAATGGCATGTCCTAATAATGTACCTGCTGTGGCTAAAATATGCCCGCTAAAGCGTGCTTCAACGTTCATACCTAGGTCTATCAGGTCTTGAAATTTGTCTTTGGCTAGATCAGCAAGCTCATCTAGCTCTTTATCGCTAGTGTCTAAGTCTGCTACAAATGGTAATGCTGCATCAATCTTATCAATGGCTAAGTCGGTTTCTTCTATTAGCGCACGATTTTCTTCAATGGTATGTTCTGCAGCGTCTGTAGTTACATCATCTGCAGGTGGTAAATTAAATAATTCTGATAGTTTTTGTGTCATAGTATTGTATTTAATACTATTTTTATCGTTTGAGATTTTTAAAGATATCGTGTTCTGTTACTACACGGAAACGCATATTATTAGCCTTACACCAAGCATCTGCTGCAGCCCACTTGGCCATGTTAATTGCTACACTGTATTTGTCTTTAAGTGTCTTAGCACTTTCCATAGTGGTTTGTGTTAACGGTTTGATTTCAACAACTTCTACATGTTGTCTTTTGTTAGCGTCTTGATATACTATGACAAAATCGGGAACATAGATAGTCTGTTTACCTAGTACAGGATTAAAATATGGAATTTGTATGCTTTCACTGGCCCACTGTGTAACCGCTGGGTTATTGTCACAAAAATTCATAAATGCAAATTCCCAGCTACTACGATATGTAGGTACTCTTTTACCTATATATTTTTCTGCATTTTTAATTGTAAATTTACCGTTAGCGTATTTGGCCATTATGCTAGAATCATTCTCGAAACGTAAGGACTAGTTTGGGGACTATTACTAATACCTAATAGGCTAGTGCCCACGCGGTTAAGGTTAAGCAGCATAGTTAGATAAGCATCTAATTCAGTTACAAACGCAGGAGGAGTTGAAGGTCCTGGTTTAGCATAGTTTTTAGTACCTGTTGACCATGTACCTGTTTCAGGATCAAATACATAGTCATCCTGTGAACCTTGATTAGTTTCTTGACTATATTCACTAATAGGATTAGTTATATTTCGCTTATCGTTTAGAGCTTTTAATTGATCAACAATAGTCATTGGATCTAGATTTTGTTGTAAAGCTGTGTAGATCACTGAGGCAGCTAAATTTCTACCAGTATCTGCATTGCCTGTAATACGCTGGAAGAAGGCCACTACAGCATCGTTAATCGATGGACTAGTACCCACAGCCGCATTATAAAAGTTATTGAAGTAATTTGTAGTACTTGGATTATTAGTGGTTTGACCAGGTAAATTTCCGTTGATAGCCATTTTATTGTCCTAGAAGATTTAGTACACCATTGCCGCCGCTAGCACGAGCAATACCTTGTTGTACTGTTGCGCTAGTCGGAGCAAACACAGGACTAAATGGATTTTGTCCTTTGAGGATACTATTACCTATATTGCTCAAATCAAGGGCAGGTGTTTGTTGAAGCTGTGTATTGCTGCCTGTAAAAATATTCATAGCATTAATACCATTTTGTACCGTTGCGCCAAGGTCCCCATTTTGAATACCAGAAATAACACCTTCTATAGATCCAATCGCGGCGCCAGCATTACGTAGTGGACTAGGTGTATTGTCGTAATGAACTTCATCAAAGCCCATTACTGTGCCGTTGCTTACTGGGCCAGTTTCGTATAATACAGATTCAAATTGGACTGTCATTTGATGTTGCATCGGTGAATAATCACCTGCATCGTGCTGTCCATGAGCAAATGCGGTGATCATTGGTCTAATCAAGTAGTATGAACTAAAACGCTTTTGATGTAGACTATAAATTCTAATAGCATTGATGTAGGATTGATTACCATCATTAGCCTGTGGACTATAACCCCACATCTGCTGTTGACGAGTTTTATATTTGCTATCGTAATTATATGTTTGTTCGTTACCTAAATAATCGCTGTCTCTGTAGTAATATGAAAAGTATTTTTGCCAAAACAATCTAACTACATCGGCACTGTCATCATGAAAGGTAATATTAACAGGATCGTAGGTAACACGTTCTTGTTGTACCATCTTACGATTATAAGCATTATAGGTTTTATTTTGTATAGTAAATTTAGGTAGTGTAACACTCTTAGCCATTAGACCAGTTTCTATCAAACTTAGTGTATCTGTACCTGCGATACTTTGATTTACATCAATAAACACATGATACAGATTACCTATCTTAGGGCTTAATCTATATAAGCTGTCAACAAAGGTTCGTGCGCCATGTTGATAGTCCCTAACACTTTGGTTAGGTGCTATGCTTTGTAATAGTTCACCAAAAATATTGTTGCTAGACATAATGTATCCTATATACATTATTTATCGTCAAAAAAAAGCCCAGAATTAACTGGGCCTTTATAATGTATTTTTCGTCTGGATTAACCAGTGATTACTGTACCTAAAGTACGTGTTACTGAAGAACCAATGCCTGAACCTGTAGGTGTTTGTAATGCGTTATCATAACGGATTGTTAAGGCAATTTGAATAGGTGTATTTTCACCATAGTTAACATCGCCATAATCTGCTGTTGACAAGTAGCATCCATACAATTCCCAAGTTTCAAGAACGTTAGGTGTATTAGCACCATTACCACCATCAAGAATTTCAAGTAATGTTTGGAATTTGTAGTCAATACCAGAACTTGCTGATGCTTGTTCCATAAAGTCAAATTGTTTCTGCATTTGTTCGCCAACACGTTTAGAAACTTCACCACTTGCATCATCACGCAAGTTACATGTAACTTCAGCCCAGGTTGGTTTACCAGCTAGATACACACGACTATTGTAAATAGGTATTTCAATAGCGTCAAAGCTCACACTTGGACGTTTAAAGTCAACAACTTGTTTTGTTAGTTCTGTCGTTGGTTGTGTAACGCCAAAGTTTAGAAAAGTAACGCGGAAGCGGAACTTTAATTTTGGCATTAACAAACCTTGTGAACTAGCACTTTGGTCTGTTGATAACGGCACTGTAAAATTTGTTAATGATGATGTTGCCATCTTTTCTTCCTTTTAATACTTCTTTATAGTATTTATTATTTTTTCACTTACAATATGGGAGAGTCACCTCTCCCATTATGTACGTATATTACTGAATTGTTAAAGCTGCGCCAGTGTTTTGTAAACGTACTGGAATGTAAATAAACTCAATTGCTTTAACTGGTTGTATAGCAATATCAACCCACAACTCATTAGCATCAATACGTGCCGGAGTGTTGTTTGTTGTATCACAAACTACCAAGTAGTCATAGATACCACGTTTAGCAACTAAATCATTGAACACAGCGTTAAATGCTGCTTGAACTTGGTTGCGTGTAATAGTATCATTTGGTTCAAAGATGAACGGTTGAGCAACTTTGTTAAGTACTGTACGTAAGTAAACTACTAAACGAGCTACGTTAATACGATCTAATGCACTTGATTGCGAAGCACGTGTTTTTTGACCGTATGCAACTAAACCTACGCCCGGTAACACTGTTAATGGATTAACATTGTTTGCGTAAAGTACATCACGTAGACCGTTTGTTACACCAATACTTGTGTATACATTGTTGTTTGTGCGATCAACATAACCAATTGAGCTTACATTGTCAATTAAACCACGACGTACACCAGCTGGTGCAAACCATGGATAACTTACAGCGTCACTACGGATCAATGTACGTAGCATCATATGGCTTGGTGGAACAACTACACTGTTACCATCTAAGTTAGTAGCTAAACCGCTTGGATAGTAAACACCTAAGTATTCACTATGGCTTACTAAACCAGTTTCACCATTGTCTGCTGCAAGAGCTTCGTTGTCTGACCAGTTGTTTAATGTTGTGCTGTCTGCCGGTAAGTCAATTGGGCTATCACCGATAATGAACGCTGTATCTAAACGATCATTATTTAGAGTGATCATGTCGCCAATTAATTCTGTGTAACCAGGAGCACAAATTAAGTTAAATGCTGTTTGTTCTTCACGTAGTGTTGTGCTTGAAGCAATAGCTGATTTCAATGCTTTTACAACTACTGAACGTTGTGCTTTGTAGCCAAAGTATGGAACGCCTGTGGTTGGATCATCACCACTGTGTGTTACCCAAGCATTTTGTACTGTACCACCAGTAACAGCTAATTGAGCTGTTGTGAAGTAGTCAGGGTTAAATTGTTTAACATTGTAACCTGAACGGCGTGTGTTAAACAACAATGTACCACGAGCGTATAATTGGTATTCTGGAGCATCTGGATCTAAATAATCACTTGTTAACAAGCTAGCTGTTGTTGGCAAGTCGGCTGTAATTGGATCTACATCACCTGTTGCTGACCAACGTGCATCTGCAAATAAGATACCACTTGCATCAACGCTATCTGCATTGTCAATTAGATCCCATGTAGCACCGTTATAACGATATAGTACAGGGAAGTTAGCTAAATTGCCACTGTTAATCCACAAATCGCCCGGAACCACTGGCGTAACACCATCGCTTTGTGTTGTTGGTTGACTTGCAGCAATAATTACACCATTAGGGTCAGTTGCTGTTAGTGTATAACCACGAGCATCTGTACCTACGTTACGGTAACCTCTCCAAGCACTACCATCGTGAATCATGATATCTACTTGTGTTGGATCACTAAAGTACCATAATGCACCTTGACTTGGATTACTGTATGGTGCTGTAGCTCCATAGAAGTAAGTCAATGCTGTCCACGGACTTGCTAGGTATACTGTACCTGCTGAAATTACTTGTACATGTGAGTCTGTAAATAGACCTGCTGTAGCAAGTGGAGTACCTACCAATTGCGTCATTTGTATTGTACCGCCAGCTAAGTGACTAATAAAGATCTCACCGCTTGAGTTAAAGCCTGCTGTGATGTTTGGTAAGTTAGCACCTAAAATACCGCCAACCATACTAGCTGCTGTGTTTGCATTTAATGTAACTGTAGCTGTACGCAATGTTGCAGAACCCGGTACGCTAACAGCTAGGCTAAAGCTATCATTTTGGTGATATGAACCAGCTGCACCCGATACTGTACCTGTAATAGTTACTACACCTGATACTGTTTTAATATAAGGTTTAAATGTACCAGTAGTTGTACTTAAGGTGTCGTATTTAACATAGATAGAACCTGCCGCTAGACCTGCACCGCCACCTACTGGGTCTAAACCGTAGATTGCAGCCGCATCGCTTGAATATAAAGGAGCAGCCAATTGGTTCCATGAATCTAAGCTAGCACTGTATTCTTTAATAGCCCAGCTTGCGCCGTTACCAGTTGCTGATGTTTTAAACCAAATACTACCGTTTGGACGGGTATTTGTGTCTGATTCGCGCCATGCTGGTGGGTTAGTGTAGTCACTAAATTGTACAGCAGGACCATTGTATGTATAAATGTTACCACTACCTGTAATTGAAATAGCTAGGTTTGCATCTAATAAACCTGCGCTAGATGCAGCATCGATAGCATTGATAGCTGTACCTTTAATAATTTGTAGTGTATCTGGTGTCGATGTAGCTGTGTCGATAGTACCACGAACGTTACCAGCTGCATTACTATAAATGATTGTATTACTGTTAACAAAAATTTCAACTTGTGGGTTAGATGAATTAGTAACGTTAGCTGTTACACCTTTAATTGTAGCTGCATTAATAGCTGTAGCCACTGCAGATGCTGTTGTACCCGAAACTGTAACTGTGTTACCGTTAATAACTAGTTTACTACCACTGGTAATTGTTGGACTAGCAACACTACCTGTAATTGTTGAAACTACTGATCTCCAACCATCACTACCTACTAGATACCAGTTATTATCATAACCTTTGTAGTAGATTGGATTGCTTGAACTTGTAGCAACTACAGCGTAGTCGCCAATCGCACCGAATGTGCTTAAAGGCACACCTGCGTTTAGATATGTTGGATCTGTAATTACTGTGATACTACCTTGTTGATTTGTGAAACCATCTTCTTGATCCCATTCAAACACGCCCCAGTTAGTTGCGCTAGTATCTGTGTCTAACCAATAGGTACCATCAACTGGTGTACCAGTTGGACGAGTACTTGTACCTGCTAGTTCTGCTAAGTTAACGTTAGCACGTTGAATGTAAATTTGGTTTGTTACGCCTAATGCTGAGTAAGCAGCTAATAAGCCATACTCGTTAAGTTGACTATCATTAACTGGATTACCTGATGCGTCAAGCTCAAAATTAGGACTACCAAAAATGTTAACCAAGTCACGTTGACTGGTAACTGTAATAATTTTTTCTGCATTAGCAATAGTTGTTCCTGTCGCTAGCGAATTGCTAGGAGTCATTTTATCTTGCGCGGTTGCAAGTAAAATAAATGGAACAGTACCAGCTTGTGTAGACGTATATTGGCTTTCATCAATTATGGTAACTGATACGCCAGGTGAAGTTAATGCTGCCATGTTAAGTATTCCTTTATGAATGTTACTACTTTAAACTATTTATAATTTTTTGGTTAAATTAGTGGTATAAGGTGCCCTTTTAAAGGTTCACCCATAAATACTAGTATGGAATACAGAAAATTATGTCAGATTTGTGGTAAAAAACCCTGTGCAGTCAACTATAAGCTATGGGACAAGACTTATTATAGAAGTCGATGTGACAGTTGTATCCGTAAAAAGAAGAAATTACCTATACCTATCCCAAGTTGGCATAAGGCAGGCTACAAAAAGAAACCACACTGTGAAAAGTGTGGCTTTAAGGCAAAGTATAAAGATCAGCTATTTGTCTATTACATCGATGGTGATCTAAACAATAACGAGCATAGTAATCTGCGTACCATATGCTCTAA